AAGACCCACATATGTTACCCTCAAATACTCCAAAGAAGTGGGGTGTAAAAGTTTATGAACACGAATGTTATAGTGTAGAACACTATATTAAAATACTAAATAATGGTACGAACTTTGTAGATTATAGGAAGTTGAGAGAAGATGGAATTGACGACCCTATGATATTAGTTGAAACACTTGGCGCTTACGCTTCAGATAAAAATTATTTTCCTAAAATCAAAAGTATAATAAAGAAGATTAGAAAAGAGTATAACATACAATAATGTTTTTAACTATACTAACATTTCTATCGGCCATATCTATATCTGTTATAGCGGCTGGGTATTCTATCATAGGTCTAGCGACATTGTTTGCAGGCGCTGTGATACCTATTATTGCTATGGGTTCAGCATTAGAAGTTGGTAAACTAGTTGCCGCCAGTTGGTTATATAATAATTGGAATAGTGATGTACCACGCTTACTTAAAGGTTATCTATTTGGCGCAATCATTGTATTAATATTCATAACATCACTAGGTATTTTTGGTTTCTTATCAAAGGCACACCTAGATCAAGTCAAACCTACATCAGGTAATAATATCAAAATAGAATTATTAGATAAACAAATCAATCAACAAAATTTAATTATAGAACGAGCAGAAAAACAAATCTCTTTACTAGACAAAGCTTTAGAAGTTTATATTGAAAAAGAATATGTAACTAGAGGTTTAAAAGAACGTAAGAAACAAGAAGAAGAAAGAAACGCATTAAATACAGCAATCAATAAGGCTAGTGATAAGATTGCTGAACTAACAAATCAAAAGGCAACTCTATCATTAGAACAAGATAAAATAGAGGCCGAAGTAGGACCAATTAAATATGTTGCAGAGTTAATCTATGGTGAGAACGCTCAAGATAATTTTGATAAGGCTGTTCGTATTGTTATATTGATACTCATATTTGTATTTGACCCACTAGCTGTACTTCTATTAATCGCTGCTAACATATCATTAAGACAGTGGCGTATGAAAAGACAACTTACTCAATCTAAAAAACAAGAAGATATTAAAGGTAAATTAGAACGACAACAAAAGAGATTAAAGAAACTTGGTAAGAAACAGAGAGATTATAAGAAGTTAGTTACACAAATGGGTGATTTTAAGGATATGTCACCAGATGAAATCAAAGTAAAACTTGACCAAATCTATGATTGGAATGATAAAAAATAGGGTTGACAATACCCATAAACTATGATATATTATAAGAATGGAGGTTATATATTATGATTACAGTTGAAGATATGATAAGACTACAATTACCTAAATTGACACCAGATCAAGTTAGAAGAATATCAAACGCAGAGATAACTTGTCAGAATGCCACAACCGATTGGAGTAAAAACTATTGGTTTAATGTGTTAAAAAAACTATGCGAGAAGTATGGTTGTATGAGTTACTTTAGAAAGGTGATACACTAATGAATATATTTTATTTGGACAAAGACCCTGTGAAAGCAGCAGAATATTCTTGTGACAAGCATGTTGTCAAAATGATTTTAGAGTCAGCACAGATGTTATGTACAGCACACAGAGTACAAGATGGTGAAATGGTGATTGGTAAATCTAAAACAGGTAGAAAGAGAACTACTTACAAATACCCTAATCCAAATATGGATGCAATTTTGTATGGTGCGGGTTGGTTGAAACACCCTAGTTGTATTTGGGTTATGGATAGTGCATACAATTATTTGTGGTTATACAAACATATGATGGCACTAGGTGATGAGTACACAAAACGATATGGTAAAGTACATTTAACAATTGAAAAGTTAGGTGACTTACTAAAAGACCCACCTAAAAATTCACCACTAAATAAAAAAGGTTATGATGCAACCCCTGCGATGCCAGATGAGTGTAAAATACCAGGCGATGTAGTAGGTAGTTATCGTAAATATTATGTGATGAAAAAACAAAGATTTGCTACTTGGAAAGCTCCTTCAGTTATTCCTGATTGGTATGTTAAAGGATTAGAAAGTGAAAGTCAAAAAGAAATCTAATCCAATGGCAAAAGAAGTAAGAACTTCTAAATACAAACCTAGAGTGGTTAAAGCCAAAAAAGGTAAAGGAAGTTATAAACGTAAACAAGAACCAGATGAAGGGTGGAGTGGTATAGTATAATGAATGATGAAATAGAAAAAATGAGTTTTGAAGAATCAAAAAGACAAACTAAAGAAAGAAAAGATAAAGGTAAAAATATGATAAGACCTTTCACCTTTGAAGAAGAAAAAATATTAAGAGATGGATTAAAGGAGAAAAAAAATGGCTGAATATAATAGAAAAAATATGATCGAAGCAATTAAAGATCACGCAAAAGGACACATTAAAAAGCATTCTATGAATGTAGAAATATATTTAAAGAACGCTGCTGGTGTTGGTGAGCATCCAGATGTATTAGAAGCAGTAGAAAAAGAATTAAAGATTATTGCAGAGTATGATGACCAATTAGAAGTTATCAAAAAATACTTTGAACAAGACCCTTTAAAACCTATACAAGATTAATGCCGATTTATACCTTTAAGAACAAAAAAACAGGCAAAGAGTTTGACGATATGATGTCAATTGCTGAAATGGAAGAGTATTTGGATAAGAACAAACACATTACACAGGTTCTTAAAGGTCTAAATATTGTTAGTGGTGTAGGAAGTATAAAGCAAGATAGTGGTTGGAAAGATAATTTAAGTAGAATTGCTGAAGCACACCCACAAAGTGCTCTTGCTGAAAGATATGGTAAAAAAGATATTAAGAAAATAAAAACACAACAAGCATTAGCAAAAAATAAAAGAAGATTAAGAGGTAAAAAGTAATGGCAAACGATATACCAGATTATATGCGTGGCTTTGATTTAGATGAAGATTGGGGTATAACTCCAGTATCTAAACCTGCTGAAACAGAAACACAACCAGCCATTGATCCTAAATTAGTTGAAGGTCAAAGTTTAGAACTTTCAAAAGTAAAATCAGATGTATCAGATATTAAATCTATGATGAATGAAGTTATACAGATTGTATCCGAAAAGGAAACTATAACAAAGGAGCTTTCTGACGAACAAGTAAATACTAGATTTAAGGACATTGAGAAGATTGTACTACCATTTTTGTATAATCTTTCCAAGTCAGATGAGCCTTATATTCATTGGCCTAACAGAGGTCCAATCATTAAGGCACAAATAGAAAAGTTATTAAAGTTAACGAGAGGATAATATGAAACTAAGCAATAATTTTAGTTTAAACGAAATGACCAAGAGCCAAACGGCAACTCGTAAAGGGATTAGTAATAATCCTAGTGAAGACCATATGAACAATCTAAAGGAACTTTGTGTCAACGTGCTACAAAGAGTTAGAGATCATTTTGGTAAAGTTGTATCGGTATCTAGTGGATACAGAAGTCCAGAACTTTGCGAAGCAATAGGGTCATCTAAAACATCACAGCATGCGAAGGGTCAGGCAGCTGACTTTGAAATCCATGGTATATCTAATGCAGAGTTAGTAAAGTGGATTAGTGAAAACTGTGTTTGGGATCAGATGATTTTAGAATTTCACAATGTAGATGAACCAAATAGCGGTTGGGTGCACTGTTCATATAGATCAGATGGTGAAAATCGTAAACAAATATTGAGAGCTTATAAAAACGAAAACAATAAGACTTGTTATGAGTCTTATGTTCCAAGCTGAAAAGAAGATAGAGAAGCGTTAAGGAATGATCCTGAAAAAATCAGAGATCATATGACACTGTATAGGTCTAATTAGACTTGACAGATTGTATATATTATGTTATACTATGAGTAATAAAATATGAAAGTGAAAATACAATGGCAAAAAAAGAATTTAAATTTATAGATTTAGACAAAACAAAACTTCCTAAAACTGTTGGTAAAAAAGTAGATGGATTTCGTTTCTACGATATAGATGGTAAAGCATATCCATCTGTAACTACAGTATTAGGTATCAGATCAAAAGAAGGCTTACAAAAGTGGCGAGATAGTATTGGTGAGAAAGTTGCCAATTGGGAAATGAATAGAGCTGCTCGTAGAGGTAAAGCAACTCATTTACTTGTAGAGCAATATCTAAAAGGCGATACACCATGTGAACGTAGTGTACTTCCATTAGGTCTATTCAGACTAATCAGACCATACGTAGATCAAATAGATAACATACATTGTTTAGAAACAATTATGTATAGTAAGAAACTAACAATCGCTGGTCAAGTTGACTGTATCGGTGAATACAATGGTAAGTTGTCAGTTATTGATTTCAAAACAGCAAACAAAGAACGAAAAGAAGATTGGATTGAAAACTACTTCTTACAAACAACTGCTTATGCAGTAATGTACGAAGAACTGTTTGGTAAACCAATTGAACAAATAGTTATATTACTTGCTGGCGAAGATGGTACTGTTGCTTCATATGTGAAAGATAAAAAAGAGTATATGCCGATGTTAGAAAAGGCGATACAAGGGTTTTATAAATATTATGAAGAACAAAACAAAGATAAAGCTCAAGCAAGTTAGTAAAAAAAGTGGCCCACGTTTTATTATAGAGAGGCCTAATGAAAATAATCTTAATAATAATGGCACTATTGGGTGCCACTATTAGTTACGCTGAAACAACAACCAACAAATATAATCTGTATATGATGCAGTATCCAATGATGTGTGGATTGCCTGCTGATGTTGATAGATACATTGTAGATAAAAAGTTTACACCAATAAATGTGAGTTTTGGTAAAGAGAACGCCAACGAAGATGGTGAAATAGTATTTGCCATCACATATTACATTAACGATAAACACCAAACTTTGGCAGTGGCAGAAACACCGAATGATCCATATAAGTGTATGATATTCCATACATTTGATATGATAATGAATCAAAGTTTATTAGGAACAGACACTTGACATTTTTGTTTAGGTATGATATATTAATAGAGTTATAACTGTGGTGGCGAAAGCTAGCGTGAGTACCCACCCAAAAAAAGAGGTGATAATGAATAGTAAAGAATTTAGTTTGAAGATTGAAAGTATAGTAAAAGAAAAAAGAATAACTTATATGGATGCCGTCATATGGTATTGTGAACAGAACGATATAGACCCTGGAACAGTATCATCATTAGTTTCCAAATCATTAAAAGAAAAAATTAAAGTAGAAGCAATAGATTTAAGAATGTTAAATACACCAAAAGGTGGAATATTGCCAGTATAGTATGATTGTTAAAAGTAAAAAAATTAATATGTTAGGTGTAAGTGGTGGTAATCGTGTTGCCAGAGATATAACTAGAGGTATAGCATCAAAATCTATTTACAAACATTTAAATAGAGGACAATTAATGGTTTTATGGAAGCAAAGACGTGAAATTAATGCTGATAAAAATTATAAAAGAATGAGAACTTTAGAACATTATCTTACTAAAAAAAACCTACCTTTAACATATGAGGGTTATGTAGAATTATTAAGTAAACAACAAAATGGTCCTAAAAAACTATTTACTAGTAAAGCAAGAAAACGTTTTGATGCTATTTTTGAAAAGTATAAATTTAAAACTGTAACCGAAGCAAAAAATTATTACGAAAAATTTGTTAATTTACCAAGAGTACAAAAATATTAAAATGTATGGAGGATTTGATGTATATAAAGTTTACATTGGTGTTAAATTACATTTTACATCAAAGACATA